TACAGCGATAATGTGGCTGTGCTTAGTAGCGGTGGCGGTTGGTTAGATGCCTATTCTATGCCGTGGGACGTAAGCCAGAATGGAAGACGACTAACCATTGTAAACTACAAATGGGGCGGCACAATGGCGCAAGGTCAAGCCGAAATTAGTGCACCAAATGGCAAATACTTCTTTGAGGACGGAATCCAAAAAAGCAAGTTAAAAGTTAGCCGTGAAATTGTGGAAATGATAGGCTACGGCACTACCACGGAGTTCTACGGTTGGATCGTGCTAAATCGTATTGACTTAATGACAAGTCAAAAATATGGGCATTGTTTAAAGGCTTTGGCATTTGGCACGGTATCGGGTGGATACAGTAGTAGCAACACATCAATAACGAGCAATACGTTTGATGGCAGCAAACTAACGGTAGCCCGACAATCTGAAGGACTTTACCGGGTATTTTTTCCGAATACGTGGTTTACTTATACAAGTAATTGCCGTGTAATATTAACCGGGCGAGGTGTATGCTACGGTGCAAGTAGCCCAGTAAAAGCCACTATGCACTCATTGGGTAACGGTTACTTTGATGTAGTCGTATCAGACGATGCAAGCCGAAACGATGGCAGCTTTGATTTTATAATTTATAATGGGTCAGATTTTGACATATTAAAATAGTAGTAATTATGGCAGTAAAGAAAACAAAAAAGTTGAGTGGTCAGTCAACAGTAACGACCATCAACAACGACCAGAAATTTCCGGTAACGGACGCAAACGGAAAGGTTACGCTTATTTCATTGGCTAACCTCAAAACCGCTTTATTGGCAGGTATGAACCTTAACGGCTTATACGATGGTATCTTTATTATGTATCACCGTAAAAGCGATGATTACCCACTCATGGTTAAGCCCCATAAGTGGACATCGTTACAGAACAGCGGCGAAATTGCCGACGGTGTGGTAGTTGTTGAGGGCGGCAAAATCTTAGTCGTAGCCCCTACCGAATCAACTTCTAAACTAACGTGGAGTAGCGCAGCTATCAGCGGAGGCGGTACGACAACAACCGATCGTGTCACAGCGATGAACGATTGGAACGGTAAGGCGAACACGGCGGCTACAATCAAGGCAAGCAAAGCCAATGCAATTACCAATACGGCGCAGTATGCACCGGGCTACTGCAATCTGTATAGCCGTGCCAACGCTAACGGCAAGGGTTTGACAGCAGGTAAATGGTGGTTGCCATCGTTGGGAGAAATGTTTATGATTTATGCCAACATGACAAAAATCAATTATGCTTTGTCCCTGATTACCGGAGCCACCCAGTTAGTCGAGGATTGGTATTGGACTTCTACCGAGTTCAGTGCTACCAACGCATGGCTTCTGGACCTCAGCGACGGTTCTGCGTACGTTTGGTTCCCTAAGGCCAGCAGCACGCGCAGAGTTAGGGCAGTGTCAGCATTTATTGTTTAATTCTTAATTTCTTAGTCTTTAACCTTTAGGTACGGCGAAAGCCGTACCATTATAAGGCAATTTAATAAACAAGCAATGGCGGTAAAATTAGTTTCAAGTACAAAGATTTATTTAGATGCACGCAAGTTGTTAGACATCATTTTGGATATAGTGCCCAATTTCCCACGTGCCTACAAATTCACCATCGGGGCAAAGCTGCAAGAAATTGGCGTTAATCTGATGCAGGAGATAGCAGCGGCGTACATCAATAAAGACAAGTCCGAGACAGTAAAGCACCTAACCGAGTTTCAGGCAGAGTTTGAGACAATGAAAACGCTAATGAGAATTGCCGGAGAAAGGGAGTGGATAAAAGGCAGAGGAAAGTTTGCAAGTATCATCGAGTTAATGGACGAAATAGGTAAACAATCGTCAGCGTGGAAAAACAAAGTAGTTAATACGCTTTGTAGCCAGAATCGGAATGTTACGACAGACCGAGAGCGCAGTTTTCCGTAATAAATGGGGTTTATGCCGTCATTTACGGCTAAGAACAAGATAATAAACCACAGATTGCGGCCACCGAGAACAGTGCTACCAACGCATGGAATCTGAACCTCAACGACGGTAATACGAACAATTGGAACACTAAGGCCAGCAACACGAACAGAGTTAGGGCAGTGTCAGCACTATTTACAGAAGACAGAAACGTGACAAATGATAATATACAATGGTAACGACAGAGTGGCTTTTAGATGCTTACTTTGATTGCCGTCATAGCAAAAGACGAACAGCAAGTGCAGTAGTTTACGAAATGGACTACGAAAGCCGTTTGATCGCTTTGCGTGATAGAATCAATAACCGAACATACCAACCGGGTAAGTCTATTTGCTTTGTCGTAACACGCCCAAGATACAGAGAGGTATTTGCAGCATCCTTTGAGGATAGAATCGTACACCACTACATAGCTTTGCGCCTAACGCCACTATTTGAGGAAATATTTAGCGAGCGTACATTTAATTGTAGGAAAGGCAAAGGGCAGCTTTATGGTATTAATACACTGAAAGAAGATATAAGGCAGTGCAGCAATAATTATACGGAAGATTGCCACATTATGAAACTTGACTTAAAAGGTTTCTTTATGAGCATCGACAAAAAGTTATTGTCTGAAATGGTAGATCGTTTTATAGTCAGGTACTACAAGGGCGAAGACATAGACGATTTGCGCTACCTTTGCCGTGTCGTTATTTTGCACAGCCCCGAAAAGAATTGTGAACGGCACAGTCCTTTGAGCTATTGGGAGAAGTTGGATAAGAACAAATCACTATTTACAAATGGTGAGGGTAAGGGCGTAGCCATCGGCAACCTATTTGCCCAGATATTCGCAAACTTCTTACTTAATACGCTTGATTGGTTTATCGAGAATGAGGGTATAAAACATCATGGCAGGTATGTGGACGATTTCTATTGCATCCATAAGGACAAAGAAAAGCTATTGGCGTTAATGCCTAAAATCCGTGAGCTATTAGCCAAGTTGGGTTTAAGACTGAATGAGAAAAAGTTTTATTTGCAACATTACAGCAAAGGCGTGGAGTTTACCGGGTCAATAGTCAAACCCGGACGTGTCTATACCTGTAACAGAACAATAACAAACTTTGTCGCAGCGGTCAGACGACTAAACAAGGCAAACAACGAGCGTCAGGTATTACACGCAGTATGTAGTATCAACTCATATTTAGGTTTGCTACGGCATACCAACGAATACGCCACACGTCGCAAGGTGTTAAACATGATCGAGCCACACGTATTTAAAGAATATGTGTACATCAAAGGGCACTACGAGGTATTGGCAATTAAGAATAAACATAAATTGAGGTATCAAACAATGCAAAGAATTAGAAATGGCGACTACTGATAAAGCACCCATTACCCTATCATCCGATAGGTTAGATATGGACTTATTTAGATTGCTACTTACAAGGTATGTAGTAGTGACCGAGCAGCGAGACGGAAAAGTGATTTATGAACTTAACAGCATCGAGCATTATGCAGATAATTGAAATAGTAGTATCGGTTATTACCGCTTTGGGCGGTTGGGAAATGATTAAATACTGTATGAATCGTAAAACCAACCGCCGAAAGGAGGAAGCCGAGGCCGACAACGTAGAATTTAACGTTTTGCGTGAGGCTATGGACTTTTTGCAAACTCAACTCAAAGATAAAGAGCAACGATTTGCAGAGCAGACCGATTTAGTGAGAAAGCAGAATTTAGATATTTTGCAGCTCAACAAGGAAAAGGCGCAGTTAGAATTAGACCTACAACGCTATAAGTGTGTAATTAAGGGTTGCATTAAACGTGACCCACAAAATGGTTATTAATATGAGAAAGATTAATGAGATCATCGTACATTGTACGGCAACCGCCGAGGGTAAGGACTTTAAGGCGGCAGACATTGACCGATGGCACAAGGCTAAAGGTTGGAATGGAATTGGCTACCATCATGTAGTAGATTTGGACGGAACGGTAGAACCAGGCCGACCAGAAAGCGAGGTGGGAGCACATTGCCTGAAGCACAACACAAATAGTATTGGTGTAGTGTATGTGGGTGGTTTGGCATCCGATGGTAAGACACCAAAGGACACCCGAACACCACAGCAAAAGGCGGCTTTGGTAAAGTTGCTTACAGAGTTAAAGCATCGTTACCCTAATGCCACGATCCACGGACACCGAGACTTTGCAGCCAAGGCGTGCCCATCTTTCGACGCTACAAAAGAGTACAAAGACATTAAGTAATAAGCCAATGAAGAAGTTTATAACTATCTGTATGTGCCTGTTAGCCCTGTTTGGGCTGATAGGCTGCAAGACAACAAAAAAGGCGGTATCGGAATCATCCATAACCACAAGAGAGGAAACCGACACCACCAAGTTAGCAACCGATAGCATCCACGTAGGTACTATCAAAACCGACAACCGAACCACGCTAACGTATTTTAGCGATTGGGGGTATATCGAGTTTGCCAATAACGGCGGTACGCTCACGATCGACACTTTGGGCAACCTGAAAGCCGATGGCGTTAAGTCATACCAACACGGCAAGAAAGCCGCCCAGAAGAAAGCCGAGAGTATCACCCAGAGCAAGGACAGCACCGACACCCATAAGCTGCAAGCAAATGGGGTGCAGAGCCGAGACAACAAACAAGCCAACAGAGAGCCACAGAAACAAGGCGTGAAAGCCTTAAAATGGTATCAGCGTACAATTTACCATATCGGCTTTTTATGTTGCGTAGCGGCGATTATTTACGCTATATTCTTATATCTACGGAGAAAAAAATAAAATCTGTTTTCTGAATAGTGCAAGCCCGGAGCCGACCGAGAGGTTAGCCCGGGCGATTTGCTTTACCCAATACGTAGTCTATAACTTTGCGGTTTGCTTCGTCTATTTTATCACGGCTAAACTTTATATAAACACCTGTAATCTTAGAGCCGTGAACGTGTCCGAGGGCTTCACTTATAGTGTCCTTTGGTATATCTAAATCAGCGGCATACGTTGCCCAGGAATAGCGACCCCAATATGATGTAATTTCTTTTTCTATTGGTTTCATTATTGGCAAATGGTTTTTTGTGTACTTTGGTTTGCCGTTGGCATCTACCTCAATGGGGCCTATACGTCTTAAACCCTCATTTAGATGTATCAGATAATTGGTATGTGATTTGTAGCGGTCAAACGGTGAAAGAAGATGCTTTTTGCCCTTATATCGCTCAATTATTTCCGCCGCTTCTGGCTCAACCTTAATACTATAAAGTTTACCTGTTTTTGCCCTACGATATTCTATACGGCCATCAATGTAGTTTGCAGGTGTTAAGTTTGCTAAATCTTTCATGTTAATACCCACCAAATAAATAATAAGTAAAAACATATCTCGATACTCGCTATCTGTTTTGTTAAGCTGCAAACCCATCATCAGGCGCAGTTTCTCAATAGGTACAACACGCATGGCGGTTTCTTCTGTTGGTATGTGGAAGTTACGGAAAGCGTAGTTTTGTGTAATACCATCATCAATAGCAAAGTTTATCACATTGCGTAAATTGCGTAAGTGCATGGCACGGCTATTTACACAAAGCCGAGGCATAGAATTTTGAAAACCGATTACCCAAGTTTTGTTTATTTCGTTGAAGTGGACTAAATCAGCATCCCCACAATACAGATTTACTTTTTTCAAAGTTTGCTGAAAGAGCATCTTTGTACCACCTGTTTTTGTGTCTATTACCTTTTTGAACATTGCGCCCAAAGTTGGAACGCCAACCGTTGGGGCGTCCAATTCCATGTTAGCGAGCATCTGGCGAAGTTGTGGAGGCGTGAGTTTGCCCCACATACCTTTTTCACGTAGTTCTAAGATACGGTTAGTAACTTGCATCAGGAGGGTTTGCAGCACGCTATTAATCTTACGTGCGCCCTTACCAATACATTGCTTTGTAGTGGCATCCCACTCATCAGGCTTTAGAAATATGCCTGTTGCGATGTAGATGTTTGTGCCATACCCGACACAGATTTGCACCGGGTACGTACCATCTTTCAACGCCCTACGAGTATCGAGCCTTAAATTTGATTTTGCCATATTGTTTTGCTTTATGTTTGCTTATTCTTTGCTGAAAAATGCGCCTAAATATACCACAATGTACCATAAAAACCGCCACCAACGGCATATTTTTACGATTATTTAGCAAATCGGCGATTTCTCTAATTTGCTGACATTTTATTATTACTTATTGATTATCAGTATTTTATGTGCAAAGAACTAACTATTTAAAGCCACAAGCGGCAGTATTTCTCTAAAGATATTATATGGTTGCATCAAATAATATAAGCTAAAACTATATTGTCCATCACCACCACCAATGAGTTTAGTAATATCAGTCTTAACACCATTTTGATACTTATATACATTATACTCATCATTTACAAATAACTTATCATTACCATCAACATAATTGTCTTCTCTGTATGGAACGACCTCATAATAAGTTGCGTAATTTCTAACTTCAACAGGTTCACTCCAAGAAGTAATCGTACCATTTTCTTCTGTTGCAGTTGATTGCCATAACGTCTGTTGTTCTAAATCAACGACCCGAAATAAACCGCTGCCATATCCTGCAAAAGCAACATATACAAAATGGTTTCCCTATGTTTTTATAGTATCTGATATTACTCTTGACTTCTTATACTCTCCTATAGCTCTAGTATTATTTGCAAGAACATTTGTATCAAAAACAGGAATTGTTGTATCATCAACTTCACTAACCCAAATGAAACTGTTTCCTTTTGATTGTCGTGATTGTATTTCATACTATACTTCTTGATTGTCTTTATCTGTATAAAAAGAAAACTTAGTATAAGTAATGTTTCCATTCTAAACATCCGGAGATTTTATCCAATTTTCCGAATCTAACACTGTCTCTTTCCACCATAAATTATTAAACCTGAATAATCCAAAATCATTATAATCATGAAAACCACTACCTTTTCCATATGCAACATATACAAAATGCTATCCAGGTGTAGATACTATATCATATATTTCTCTAGTATTACCAATACCGCTTGTTGCTCTACTATTGAGTTTAAGTGCATTTTGATTATAAACAGGTGTAGTTTCATCATCAACTTCACCAACCCAAATGAAATCCTAATCTTTTGTACTATATGACTTAATAACAATCTACACTTCTTGATTTTGTTGTGTCGTATTAAATTGCAACTTCGTGTACTAAATAGGATAATTAAAAATATAAGAATCTGAAGATTTCAACCATGTTGTTGAACTAGAATTATCAAGCTGTCTATAATAATTCCACTCTCCATATTCGTCTGTCTTAACTACTGGAAATTCAATCCTAGATTTCTTAATGTTTACGGGATTATTCGGTATAATAGAGGACCATTTATCACTAAGTCCATCAAGATTTTTAAAAGTAGGTATTTCAGGTTTTTCTTTACTTAATTTGTATATAGTTTTAGCTGTCGAACCATCTTTACCATCAGTACCATTAATTCCATCTTTACCATCAGTACCGTTAATTCCATCTTTACCATCTTCTCCCTTTGCTTTGACACCACTATCTTTGTATTTCTTACTAACAGAATCCCAAATGAACCAGTTTCCATTTTCACCTATGTAAGGAGTCCCAGATTCAGCACCATTTATTCTGTCATTAATGTAATCTTCTACAGATTTACCTGGAGTTACTTCAAAGTTACCTACAAACTTTGCGCCTGTTGTATCAAAGTAACTGCATCTATGGGATTCGAGGTCAAAATTATTAATACCCCTGTACTATGCCAAAAGAGGTGCTGTCAAACCTTTATCGAGACTTTTGTAAGCTGCAATATAAATTGCAGATTGTCTTTGGGGATCGTCTGTACCTCTATAACCTAACATTACAATAGAGTCACCTTTCTCTGGGTTTAATGAACCATCATAATAAAGGTCGTTCAACTGAATCCAGTTATAATATTCGCCATCTATTAATTCAGGATTTGCATTGTCTGAAACTGCACTAACTAATGCCCAGTAATATTTGTTTGACACATTATAACTTGTACCTACTTTTGCTTGATTAAACGACATACAGAGAGCCTGGTCGTTTACTTTCCACATATTATCTCTCTGATTTCCGTTACCATCCTGACACCTCCAATAAAGCGTATAATCGCCTAATTTTTCTCTCTTTACAATATCTACGTCAAAACCATCTGCTGGAGTAAAAATTGCAGCACCACCTGCTGACTTAATTTTATCAATGATAAGTTCAAAGAAATGAGCTGTACCAGTAACTTCAAGATTTTTCGTCTTAATTGTATCAGAGTTCGTAATGTTATTCGACGTAACATCATTCAAAGTTGAATTACCATAAGATTCAAGATTCTTTGTACGAATAGTATCACCATTAGAAATATTATTTGAAGTGACGTCTTTCAATTTAGAAATACCATTAACAGTTAAATCGGAATCGAAAGAACCTTTACCGCCGACTTCTATATTATTTGTTATTTCAGCAGAATCGCCTTTGATTTTTCCATCAAAGATATAATTTTCTTTTCCAGAAAACTAAGCATCTGCATTTTCAACGGACATAGTTAAGTCGCCGCCATCAACTTCATTACCTTCAGAATCGAGTTGCTTAATAATAAGATTTTCATCTGTCTGAATATCATTTCTTGCAGTTATAGAACCAACATTAATCATATCGCCGGAAACGTCTTGTGTACCATTGAATTCCTAACCCCAAATCTTGTGCATTTGCAAACTAATGGAAGCACTGCTAGAACCATTATTGTTAACAACTGTTCTGTTACCTCCAATGTTTCCAGCATTGTTTCCATTATTTTTTGCCTTATTTTTCTTTGTAAACTTCATTTCTTTTCTATAAGTTTAATTTCCTGACTATTATTCTTGTAATCTCTGCTTATACTATCTACTATAAAGTATTTATTATCCAAGTCATGAACTGTATATAAACCATATTCTACGTTATCATTTCTTAGATTTAAATTGAGAATTACAGACTAATCCTTATACTATTTATAAAGTCTATACACTAACCACCATTCCTGGCGCAAAGTGCCATCACTAACTTCTTCACCTTCTGAATCAGATGTAAAACTAATTCCGTTGACATCATTTCTAAGAGCCCAATTATATGTTTTATCAAGATACTAGAAGTTTCCATCATAATCTTTATAAGCAACACAACTGTAATTAGGTTTTTTATTATCCCATGTGTTAATCTTTAAATTGATTTCATCTAGTTCATTTACATACTCTGTATCAATGTCTAAACTATACTCTGTATCTGAATCGTTTTTATCACTATATGTAGGGTCACCGATGATTGCCTTAATTTCAAAGTCTTTCAGAAATACAACTGAATGCTTGTAATGCTATCCCTTATTCTTACCGGACTTATTAGAATGATAATTAGGGTCATAAGGTTTATATACTGTAAGGATTGGGAGTCCAGCGATTACACTTGTTTCAGGAGCTTTAATTGCATAACCTTTTTCTGATGTTCCTATTCTCCATGAAACAGTATTACAGAATTCAATATCTCTAAACATTGTACCTCCTGCACTTCTATCATCCTTACTAGCACTATCAAGCAAATATGGTAATGAGAAATTAATTGCACTCGTTTGCCACCTTGAACCATTCCAATATAAGTTTCCCCATTGTAATCTACACAATAAAGATGTCTGACCTGCATCCATTGAATATCTACCTTCTGCAATATCTGCTTCACCTTGTGGAATTGGATAAGGGTCATCATTAAAATAATGATAACAATAAGAACCACTTATAATCAAATAGGCGTTCTTACCACCAAATAAAGCGGCAGTATCAGAAACAGTTGTTTGTAAATATGGATATTTAGTAATATCATCATTTGATATATGGTTCTAATCAGGATTTAATAACATAATATAATTGCTGAAACTTATATCACTAAGCTGATTAGTTGACAACCATTCATCCAAAGTATATAGCTTTTTATTAATACCAAATATAGCGTCCCATATCGTTGAAAATGGTGCATCAATCTTCTTAACAAAGAATTTCGCCATTGATGCACCATGCATTGATTTAGTATCAGTATAATTAAATGAAGTTATTGAATCAGTTACATCTTTTGTGCCTTCATACTTAAAAAACTTATAATTTGGACTATTAAAATATTTTACAGCGACAACATTATAGTCGCCATATCTTTTGTGTTGAGGGTCATAGATTCTATCAATCATTATAATCATGTTATTGTTTCCAGAATCACCTAACTAAGATTTTACAACCTCTCCATACATTCCGTTATTGATGTTATCAGAATTTTTTAATGCGTTATCAGTATCTGATGTTATATTCTGTCCATTCTCATACATATCTGGGATAACATCTTCATAATCGTGCAAGTCTGCTTTTATTGTAACTTTATTATAAACAGAATCCATTGAAAGTGTTGCACCATCACTTGAATAATCCTTGGCAGTAATCTTCTTTAGATATGTAATATTTACCTTCTCACCTTTATCTGAATAATCTCCTACGGTAAATTTCCAATAATAATTATAATACTAATTCGCTCTTATAGCATCATAATCAATAAAATAAACAGAATCTTTAATTGCTATTGCTGTTAATCCGAGATACCTGCATATTTCTTCAAGAACTTCATTACATTTCCATGCTACATCATCATCTGTTTCATCATCATCTTTATCATCAAAGAAGTTTTGTTCGGTAAGCGGCTCCGCGTTTATACCATTGTATTATAAAAAAAAGCAGTAACAGCATATTTTAAATTGGCTGCTACTGCTTTTTCCATCTGTCAGGAAGCAAGTCTCTGTATTTTTCCA